CATACCTGTTTTCTGTTTAGGCATTTCAATGGCTTCTTTTAAAGTCATCCCTTCAGACAAACGGCCATATAGAGTGGCCTCAGAAATTTCCACCAATTTAGAGATAGCTCGCATCCCCTGTTGCCCTTTGTGCTCATATTTGACTTGAGCAACCTGAGCGCAACGAGGCATTGTGACTGCTTGTTCAATATCAAAGCCTCGCTGCAAACGCTTCAATAAGGTGGAGTAGTTAATACCGAACTTTTCAGCAATGGCTTTCACACCCTTACAACCTTGGTATTCATATTGATGAGTCATAACGCAGCTAACTCCTGTGTATCCATAATCATGTGACCACCTGTGTGGTTACCTTTGATAATCACCCCGTTCAAAACGTGCTGGCAGTTGAACAGTTCGCAAGCCGTATCAATCGCAGGCTCTGGTGAGTCAAACTCACCCAACAACACGTTCTTTACTTCATTGGTTTCATCATGGCGAACAACGCCACCACCGCTATTCAGGGCAACTGCTACATAGCTCAGCATCAGCAAGCCTCCACAGTTGGGTAGCCATGTTCATCGGCCATATCACGCCACCACATTTGCATTTGAGTGGTTTGAGAAGTGGACTTATTACAAGCCGACACAAAGAACAGAGCACGAACGGCGCCTAAGGCTTGGTTTGCGATGTCTCGATCAGAAGCTGTGTTGTACACCACGATCCAAAAAGCCCACCAAGCGGTAATAAAATCTTCTAAACAAAGTCCCTGTTCAGTACCGTTAACATTCACAAGTAGTGCTCGCGTAGAGTCCAAGCTCAGCACATCGCCTTGGCTAGTTTCTGTAATATTGAAAACACGCATGAACTGTTCAATCTTGCGAGTAGTAAACCCTTCGGAACGCAGCGCGTGGTTCAAGTCTTTCTGATAAACCGAAATAGTGCTCATGCTGCCACCTCCCCTAACTTTTTAAGTAGAGTCGTTGCCTCTGTAGCAAAATAACGTGAGTCTTGAATCTGCCTTTTTAGGTCTGCGGTTGTGAGTCCGGCCTCTCGAACCACATCAATGCCCGCTTCCATGCAGTCGGCAGCTTCCACTAAACGGTCTCGTAAATGCCCCATCAAAATCACACTGTTTAAATGAGATGAATTTGAAAGAGAAAGAACGCACACCTCTTTGCTTAAACCAAACTTACCGCCCTGCATTACGTGCGTAATTTCATGAACCAGGGATGCACCCGTTTTATGACCTTCGCTGTCTACTTCATGCTGTATCAACACATCGTTAGTTTGATAGTTACGATCATTGACTCGAATTTCAGCCGTTTTACGACCTAAACGAACTTCGTTAAAAAACTCTGATTGGGTTTTTACTTCATGTAATTTCATGACTACTCCCCCACAGCCGATAAACAGAACCGCTCGAATTGATATAACGTTTCATCATCAAAGTGGCCTAAGTCACGGAGGCCAAGCATTTCAAGAAACAGGTGGCGGTTACTCATATCTAAGTTCGCCCAATGGTGAAGCTGTGAAACTTGTTCAATCGAACCGTTGCGGTACCAGCTTGGGAATGAATAGCCAAAGAACACACGAGCTCGATCGCTTTCCATTGCTTCTTTGATATCGGCTAAGACTTCTTCTTGTGGGCGGTGGGTAGCTATCGGTTCTTGCTTCTTCGCAATAGCATCGAGCTGAATCAAAATTTGGTGTTGCTGCTCTTGATTGCTTGAGTTAAAGCGCTCAGCGATTTGGTTAAAAGACTGACTAAATAGGTGTTCTTCAATGTTACTCATCATCAATTCCTCAAATTTTGGATATAAAAAACCCTCCCTCTTTAAATCGAAGAGGGATAAAGGATGTAGGCATAACGCCTAGTGGCTAGGTTTGCTTGGGTGTAACGGGGTTATGACCAGCGCGAAAGTACATCCTGCGCGTTGGCATCAATTCGGTTAATTTCCCGTGAAAGGCGCATTTGTTCAGCACGGCAATCACTCTTGGAAAACTGAGTTTGTAACTCTTCACGCTTTGAGCGAAGTGGCTTTAGTTGACGCTCGCCAAGTTCTCTTCGCGTACGTTGTAATGCAGAAAGGCCACGTTCTTTTTGCTCACGGTTCAAAGACCAACAAGGCAAATCAGGGCATGGATTTTTTAGCGGTGGTACTTCTAGGTTTGAATGTTCGACTGTTGCAACTGACATACTATTTTCCTCTAACTTAAGCCGGGAATAGCCGAACCATTGGCGACCAAATCCACACTCATGGCTAAGAATGGGGAAACGCCTTTTGTGCGGCTTTCTATATCGTTGATAAGAAGCACAAGGTTGCTAATACCCGCTTGTGCCTTTTGGATAATGACGTGTTTGTTGGTGCGGCTTAGGCGATCATTTCCTGCATGCTCTAAAGCCATGCGAGATAAATCACCAGAGTGCATCGCGTTTTCTAATGCGCGTTTGATGAAGGTTTCTTCACTCGCATCATTGGGGATTTGTGCGGTCACCACACCGAGGCCAAGCAAAAGGCTATTAAGAATGGTGAAGTTGCCACTCGCCTTGGTGATCATCACAAGTTCTACACTGGTAAGGATGTGCGGCTGCTCTGGGTTGAGCTTATTGCGCAACATAGTGGCATTCATATCCACAGCCTTTGCTAACTTGGTCATGTTCTCCGAGTTCGCAAATGCACAACACGCTTCGTTAAATGCCTTTTGTTTAGAGCCACGGAATTCGCACATTGAGTCAATTTCGTTCATAACCAATACTCAATTGAAGACAAACGGGACGAAAACGAAGCCACAACCAAGAACATTGAGCCACAACGGGCAATGCTCTTTAGTCGGAATTAAGGAAGATAAACGCATGACGGCCTACCCCAACTTTTCCATAGCTTCACGAGTCGCCATTTCCACTAAGGCGATCATATTGATGAGAGGGGTTTCTTTACCTTTTGCTTTAGTTTTAATAGGTAAGCGACCATCTGCAACCCAATCCATGATGGTGCGTTTAGGCATTCCAGAGAACTGTGAGTATTGGTCGTACGTCATGAAAGGCGTATTTAGGACTACTTGATATGAGAGCATAGTGATATCCTGTCAGGTAATTAAATGTACACATAAGTAGTCAGAAGTTGCCGCTCGCTGACTACGCTTTAGCAAACATTATTGATCGCTTATGCCAACTAATCAAGAAGAGTTATCCGCTTTCTCGTATTTAAGTGGGAAGGACTTTGTTCAAAGATTGATCGAAGTAACAGAATCGAAGAGTCAGAGAGTACTTTCTGAAAAGCTAGGAGTTCCAACTTCAACTATTTCTACGTGGGTAAAGCGTGGATTAACACCTCATGAGATCGCAGTTAGAGCTCATTTGCATACCGGTGTTTCATTGAAGTGGCTTTTATTGGGAGAAGGTGAGGCGTTTCCGAACAGAAGTTCGCAAATGCACGAATCAAAGAGGCTAGAAACGAAATATCTATTCGACATCGACTCTTTCAAAGTTCTCAATGGCGAATTGACAGAATTAAAAACACTAACTTTTGATAAATCACTGCTTGATGAAGTTTCAGTAACCAATGCAATGGCTATTCGCGAAGGCGAGTTCACATCAATCATTGATAAAGAAGTTCACCAAGCAGTTAGCGGCACGTACCTAGTCGATATGGACGGCCTACTCTCACTAAACGATATTCAGCGCCTACCTGGTAAGAAACTAGCGATCAGCTTTAACGGCTCGACTCTGACCGTCGAAGAAGATGAAGTGAGAGTTGTGGGTAGAGTTGCCTTGGTTATGGAGAAGAAGTGATAGGTAAAAATAAAGCGGCTAAATAGCCGCTTTATTTATAAATGCTCACCAATATGGGCAATTGCGATTTTCGGATTTTTAGGGTCTATTTTGTTAAAGAAACCAAAATAAATACGGTTGAAGTAGTAGGTACCTTTTCCGTTAGATCCATCAATCTGCTCTAATTTATAGTGATACTCGCAATTAACATTCTTATATTCGATATTATTAATTAAAAAATCTCTTTTTAATGCCGCTATTGTTCTCTTGTTTTTACCAGCACCTTCAGGCGTAACTGGGAAGTCTAAATTTGCCTTGAGATTATTTATATTATCCTGAGAATCATGAGGAATTATTTCATACTGATCCATAAAAGTAAGACAATCTATAATACCTTGAATAAACGATTGATAGCCTCCCTCTGTTTTTCTAATACTATCAAAAGTTGTATTTTGTTTGTGTCCTGGGTAATCAAGAAAGATTAGATTTCGGTATAACTGAACAAAACTCTGCGCATACTCACCGTGTGTTCTTGGATTATTTACAAGCACATCTGAACCGAACTGGACTATGGCCTCTCCATCAACGATATTACGTAACGGCTTCGTTGTTAAAATATTACTTGGAACAGATGAGTATAAAGATAACCATGCTCCTTTGTGCTCAGGCCTATCAGTATCAACCAAACGAACTATCGCGGTAGAATCTAAGTCGGCAATGCAAGTAGCTTTTCCCATATTGGCATCATATAGCTCTTTCATGATAGTACCAGCATCTAAATGAGCTGGTTGTCTATATAATTCAGTAGCGGCGTTAACATCGAAATCATTTGATTTTGCAAATGATAAAAAACCCTTTTCTTTATAATATTTTCCAATCATATCTGAAGAAGTCTTAATAGATTGAGCAACTACATCTTCTGATTTTGAAAAGTCAAAACTTTGAGGCACAAAGCAAATTGTTGCTTTCATGTTCAAGCCCTTTTAGAAGGAAGTTGGTCTTGTCCAGTCATAATCATGAACATATCTTGAGCTTGCTGATCAAAAAAGCCATCAGGCCAGTTGGATAACTTTCCATCCTTGGTGATAGTTATCTTTTCTGCATTACTCTCCCCCTCATTCTGCGAAATGTAGTAAAGAGTAAAGAGTTTTGGGTCAAAACCATCTTCTAATCTAGTAACAACACGAATGCCATTCAACAAATGGTCACTATGAGTTTCGACAATTACTTGAACTCCTGCCTGCGCTGTTAAGGCAATTAGGCGTCCCAAATAACTTTGACCTTTGGGATGAAGGTGCGCCTCTGGGTTTTCGATAATAACCAATCCACCTTTTCGGGTATAAAGTAGCGCAGTCACAATTGAAAGAGCATAACTAACACCAAAACCAACATTATGTGGCTTCAAAGCTTTATTACCATTTTGTTCAAAAACATTCACAGAGGTAGAGGCTTCTTTAAAAAGCTTAGATGTCACAGACATACCAGGACTAATTTCTTTTAACCATGCATCGAGCTGCGGGACTAATGAAGTTTGCTCTTCTTGAGGGTGTAACCTTGGGTCAAGTAATGCGTCTTCAGATACATTAACTGCGCCTACAAATAAACGTTCTGACCTCCCCGAACGAGACAAAAACTCCGAGGTAAATTCACCTTTTGTCCCCAACCAATCCTTGTGAAAACCTCCTGATGTTGCTAACTCGTAATTAATTCTTGGTCCATACCGTTCGGCTTGTAAAAATTGTATAGTATCGACTATTTCTCGAAGCCCTGCTTTTGATTTATCTGAAGGCGGAACAATAGTAGACAAATTTTTATTTGATTCAGCCTCTTGTTGATCAATATCTCGATACCCCCAAGACATAACATAAGAATCAACTTCTAGAGCTATTTCTAAGCTTGCATCTTCTGCATTTTGGTGATGTACATCATCAAGATAACCTAACTCTACGAGATCACCATTTAACGCTGCGCTAAAGTCAAAATATGATTGAAGTGGAATAGAAAGAGCTTGAATCGCAGTACTCTTACCAACAGAATTAGTGCCGCAAAATACAGTTAAGTTAGAAAAGACGAACTCTTGATCTTTATATGCTTTAAAGTTATGTAGTTTTAGTTTATTAATCATTTTTATTACCTAGCACTGGAACTATGTTAGCTTCCACACCTGTAGATTGTTTTAGAATATTTTTAAAAGCTTCGAATCGATACAATATCGTCGGCCTTTTACCGGTTGAGGATGAAATTGAGTAAGTAAAACCACGGTTTGCACTTTCATATTTTTCTGACTCCCAGCGGGCATAATCTCGTGAGTCTGATTCAATGGCATCGTATAAATCGCTAATTAGTTCATCTGAATGCCATTTAACTTTTTCACATTGCTCTTGAGACAAGCTAGAAAAAATCGTAACAACAACTTCGAACAATGGTTTACTTATAGGCGCAGATTTTCCTGCATCTAAATGCTTTTTAAAAGCCAGTCCATCAAATACTTGATGTGCAATATTCAAACCTTGTTTGAATCTATCTTCGAGAGTAAAGAACAAGGGATCGCTACTCTTCGATAGGTAAGATAACCCATCATCAATTGATTCTGAGTTCTCTATTTTCAATTTATATTTATTTATTTTTTCCATTACCAATGATAAGAAATCATTGTACGTTTTATAGTTAAAATCTTTATAACCTAATGTGATGTAAGCTAGCGCAGAAACGCATAACTCCATGTCTTTTTGCCTTTGCGGGCTCACCTTTGCATTAGTTGATTCTATGAAATCAAAGCAAGAGGATAGGTATCGTAGAAATGTTACACTCGAACCTTGATACATAGCAGAACGTATTTCTTGATCACTCAGTTTTACACCATAGGTATTTATACGATGGAACAGTTCTACAATTAGATTTTCTTTGTCAGATTCAGAGTCGATAACATGTGCTGTTATTTGATATTCTCTTATCTTTCTTTTGTCGAGGCGTGAAAACTCACTAAAGAGCTTCCCATTATAACTTTTATCTATACTTTCAAGCTTATCCAAACGGAAATCATCTTTCATAAAATCAAAGACAGTAGTGATTCGTTGTAAACCATCAACCACAATCCAATCTCCACCTTTTTTCTCTGCAAAATAGAATGCAGGAAGAGGTAATCCCATCAAAATTGATTCTATTAGCTTTGATCTTTTTTCCGCGGGCCAGATACGATCCTTACGTTGAAAATCTGGTTGTAATTCAATTTCGTCAAAACTTAATCGGTCATATATAAGTGTTAGCACTGGTGTTATATGGCGAATCCGTAAGCCATTTTTGTTGCTATCCTCATGAGCTGTTTCAGCATCATTAGGGTTTCCATAGACATCAGGTTCACTTTCATTTTCATTTTCAACACCAGTGAACGTTTCGTCTTCTATTAATTCTTCAACTGACTTTACTTCTACTCGCCTAACATCTTTGTGCGTTTGACCTAAAATTACCTGGAGTTCATTTTTAAGTGTAACGATTGATCCATTAATATCACTTTGTAAACCCATTAACTTCTTTATAGCTAGCTCTAGCTCACGACCAATAGATACATGAGAAGCTCCACCGCTAACACGGCGCTGGATGATTTCAAGGTTAGCTAATATCTCATTGTTACGGGCAGATACCTGTTGATTGCTTAGTTCAACGTAATTATCTATTTTTGATAGGACTGTACTGAGCTCATCACCAGTTAACTCGGATAGAGTCCCTAGAGCATGAACAGCCTTTGCACGTAAAAAAATGTGCTTTTTACCTTTGTATCGGAAATACTGAATATTAGGAAGATGAGCAAGTATCGTTTCAGGTTGATTTCGACTGCTGCCACTGCCATATAAAGCTTGGTCTACATTGCTAAAACCTTTGTGTAGCAGATCAGCCCATATAGCTTCTAGCTCCCCAAAAAAACGTGCATTACCTAGCTCGCCAGGTTCTGAAGATACAAAGTATTTTTTCTCGTCATGATAAATCTTGGTTATATAGATAGGTGCTGTTTTAGGGTTGATTGATTGGAGTTCTTTACCTACCAATTTTTCTATATCAGATAACACATCTTTGAATTGCATGGACTAAGCCTAATATGAATAACAGTTACTAAGACTAAGTTTATCATGCAGGGGCGATAATGTACTAGAAAGGTGTGTAACGTTGTGAAACGTATAAAAAAAGGAGCTTATAGCTCCTCTTCTTTATAGTGATTTAAGGTAGGTGTTGATGGTTTTCGCTATACCTTCAGCAGCAAGGTATGGCACTCCGTTGCCAATAGTTTTAAACATATCCGACAGCGTCATTGTTGGCGGGAAACAAAACTCTTTTGGTAATGATTGAACGGCAAGAGCTTCGGCGGCACTTAACCTACGTGATTTATATGGGTGCAAATGCACTTCATTGTTTCCGTAAGCCGCAGTTGGAGAGTAGCGATAACGATGTAATCGCTTAAATGACTTTTTGCTGTCATCCCCTTCAAGTACCGTTTTAAATCTTTCGGAATATGGTTTGAAATGATGTTTCGCATTTGAATGCTTGCTTACATCATTTGCGTTAAACCAGTGCTCTACCGTCAGCTCGCGATAATTTTCGAGATATGCTGGCAATTTTCGCTTTGAGTTCTCTTTATAGCTTGATTGTTCCGGCCACATAGATTTGTTTAATACGAGGTTCTTATCAAACTTAATCTCTGCTTCCCAATTAAATTGCGCCTCTAACTCTGTTGAATTGATGTCACCGGCACGAGATTTATGAATACCGAAAAGAAGAATACGATCTCTATCTTGAGGGACACCATATTCAATACAGTTAGTTAAACGATCTGTAAGGATGTAGCCCTCTTTCACCAAACGCTGTTTCATCTCATCATAAAAAGCACGGTGTTTAACGGTACGCCAAAGACCTTTTACGTTTTCAAATAAGAAGAAATCAGGTTTATTTTGAATAATTGCATCGATGTAGACGCGACTTAACTTACCGTTCTCACCTTCTGAACCTTTGTTTTTCCCTGCTACAGAAAAGTCAGGGCAAGGAGGCCCGCCAATAAAGCCAACAAGTGAATCTGCCTTTGCATCTTCTACATGATCGGTTAACTCTTGTGCGCGCTCACCCGTTACGAAATCTTCAATACTACCTAAGAAATGGCCATATTTTGGCTCTGGTAGTTCCATCATCTTTCTTGAGTACTGATATGCTTCTAAAAATGGTTTGTGGAATTCGTTAATGAAACGAACGTCAAATCCTGACTTTTCGAAACCTAAGTCTAGAAATCCACTACCTGAGAAGAATGAAAAGATGATTGGTTTTTTTTGAGCTGACAAATGGAAGCCTTTCTTAATTGTTAATTCTATCGATAATAGCTAGCAAGCTTGTCATAATACATCATCACAAGGGTTGCTAACACTTGATTATACTCTAGGTTGGAGGTTTAGCCGTTGTTCCAATTTTATGTAATAAAACATGGGCTAAAAGTCATCACTTTTGAGCTGTACTAAAACAACCCAAACACATTGTTTTTGCCATCTTGCTCTAGGCCTTTAATCTGATGGTGCTTTGGCTGTCCACCAAACAATAAAATATACAACTTCCGGTCTTGGTACGTCCCCACTACATAGTGGTCTTTTTGTACCACATACTCGATAGTTTCTGCTTCCTCATCGGTACACAGGTACTTAATATCTACCAGCTTCACCCACTTCAAGCCGATTACATTTTCAGCTTCTATAAACCCACCAAATGGCGCCGTAAAGCGATTACCTAGTTTCAAAAGCGCATCAATCACCCCTTGGTTCTTTTTACTTACCCCAATGGGACCATCGCTATTAATTTTGAAATGACTGTAACCAGCAGTCACATGAATTGAATGATACATAGCAAAAACCTATTAACTTTCTTAGCACTTTGAGAAAGGTGTCTAACCTGTGCTTTTTGTCCGATATAAAACATTGTTCTACGTTTCAGCCTCACCAACACTGTTTTTACATACAGTTATTTTGAGATTTATTATGTCTGTCCGCAATTTAAAAGATGGTTCTACCAAACCTTGGATCTGCGAATGTTACCCAAACGGGCGAACGGGGAAGCGTGTTCGTAAGAAATTTGCGACTAAAGGCGAAGCCAAGGCCTTTGAGCTTCACACAATGAAAGAAATTGACGATAAACCCTGGATGGGAGACAAACCAGATCATCGCAGGCTTTCTCAACTTATTGAACTTTGGTACCAACTACATGGTGTAAACACCAAATCAGGGCGTAGGGCGAAGCGAAGAATGGAAATCGTATGCGAAGCTTTAAATAACCCTATCGCGAATCAGCTGAATGAACGAATGCTTGCTCATTACCGCGCAAAACGCCTCTATAAAGGTCGTAACAAAGATAAGCTCGCAACAAATCAACCTATCTCTATTGCCACACATAACCATGATCTTATCTGGCTTAAAAGTATGTTTAGCGAACTTATTCGCTTGAAGGAGTGGAAAGGCCAAAACCCAATTGCTGATCTCCGAAAACTTAAAACTTCAGAGCCGGAATTAGCGTTTCTAACCGTCGATCAGATCAATCACCTACTTGATGAAGTAAAAAGTAGCCCAATGAGTGAAGATCTCACTGCCATAATAAAACTGTGCCTAGCAACAGGGGCGAGGATTCGAGAAGCTATCGAGATAAAAGGAGCTCAACTCTCTAAATTCAAAGTGACCTACATCAACACCAAGGGAAAACGAAATAGAACAGTGCCTATATCAGAAGAGCTTTATCAACTGATTCACAAAGACACATCAGGTCGTTTATTTAGCTGTGCATATAGCACTGTCTATAAATGGCTTACTCGAGCATTGCCTAATTTACCCAATGGGCAAGGAACGCATGTTTTACGCCATACCTTTGCAAGTCATTTTATGATGAATGGAGGGAATATTTTGGTATTGCAGAACATTTTAGGTCACACCGATATTTCAATGACGATGCGTTATTCTCATTTTGCACCGAGCCATCTGAGCGATGCTATTCACTTTAATCCTCTGAATTCTTTGCCGCCAAAAAGTGGCGACAAAGTGGCGACAGAGAATGTTATTTAGCGTTTAAAAGGGCTTTCAAACGTTTTTAGCCTACAGCATTTCCTTCGCTACTAAATGCAGCAGAAACGTTTCCCGCTCAATGCTCATGCCCTTTTTAGGGCTCTCGGCCATAGTCTTCTCGTTATGAGCAATTGCGTCATGAATATTAATCCACATCGGCTTCATCCCGTTTTTCACTTCATAATCTTCGTAAGCCGTTTCACCAAGCTCGCGATCAATCTTGCATGAGTAGCAGTAAGAGATCATGTGCATCATATCCGCATCGTCTTTATACCAAGGACGGAACTCTTCAA